AATACCACCGTTTGCACCTTTAAGTAGTGTGCTGTCAAGTTTATTGGCCTCGGTAGCTGTTTTGGCAAGGCTTTTCTGAGCAGTATTTAATCCCTGCTCTAAATCACGAACATCAGCCGTTAATTTGAACGATAAATCATTTACTCCCGCCATTACGCTTGTATTGTTAACCCGTGATTTTTAATAATTCTTTGCAACATTTCATCGTCCACAACAATCTTATCTGAGCTACTTTTCTTATCGCTCCACATAGGCCAAAACTTTTCTATTGAAACGGCGTCTTTCCCGGTCAGTGATTGATGTATTCTGTAAGATGCCAGCCTGTGCATTTGCGCCTGCTCATCTATCTTATCAAAATAGCCCTCACAAGCACAAAAGAACTCATAAGGGCTACTCCTATAATACTGATCCGGTGTCCATCCCAAACGACCGAATGCAAACTTGTGAACTAAGAAAAGATCATGCTCTATGTTTCTTTTTTTTTATCATCTTCCTCACCTTCATCTTTACCGATTGTTCTTACCCTGTCAAGTATTTCCGCCAGCCTCTCCCGGTACATTTCCGTTTCCTCAAAACAGTTAACCACCTTCTTGATGTCGTCAACACGTTTTTCCAGGTACAGCTTATCAACCCAATCGGCAACCTCTTCATAGGTAAAGTCTACTTGCTCGCCTTTCACTACAGCGTTACCTACAAGGCCCGCATAAAAAGAGGCGTAAATAGAACTTGCATGAGCAACGCCGTTTTTTTCGTTGATGTTAAAAACAATCTTCGACCAAAAGGCGTCATTGGCAGCCATATTAAACTTTAGCCACCTGTCCTTACCGCCGAAATTCTCCAATAAGATGTAGCTCATAATTAGCTGTGAATTGTCTGTGTTGGTGTTCCGTAGATACCGAGCGATCCGCTGAATTTACCATTGTCATCAAGGCCGAACGTCTGATCCAGCTTTGAGATAAAAGCCGTACCGGCATAAGAAACATCACCCGTCACTTCAGAAGCCCTTGCAATTTTCCAGCCTACCGTGGTTTTATTAATAAGACAGGTGTATAATGCTGCTGCGCTTACCCTGTCAGTGTCAGGGGAGAAAATAATCTGCCCTGAAAAAGAACACTCAAACGATGGAGTTCCGGGCGCTTTATCCGGTCCGCATTTTGTCTTTGCGTCAATTTCATTAAGCGCTGCATTGAAAGAGTTCTCTTCAAGACAAACCAGCGTGTCATAAGTTGTGCCACCTGCCGTATCAATGAAAAGAAGCACATCTCCGCCCTTTACTTTTCTTTCTGCCATTTTTTAATATTTATTGGATGAAAATTTTGTGTTTAAATGTTATTATCCTGTCCATGAAAATGTTATTGCCTATCGCCCCATAATTCAATACATTGTCAGTATCTCGATTCTGTGATATGTTCTGCATCCCGTCAGCCGATAAGTCAAACATTGCGCTCATGGCTGAATAAACCGCACCTGCTGCTGTGTCCATTATATCACCTGCGTTGTACTTATCTTGTTTTGTGTGAATCCTGATCTCATACCTAACATCAACATCTTCACTACTCTTTGTGTCTGCGTTGGATTGGCTTATAGAACCGAAAACCAGATAACAGTCTGAATTTTCATTATCTGGCGCCATTTCGTAATAAACCGGGTAATCTGTTGCTTCCAGCGCATCGTTTATCTTTTTTCTCAATGGCCCAACTACATCAATCATCTGCTTTTGCGTTTTCCCAGTTAACAGTGTAACCGTTAGCTGTCATAAACAATTTATACCCCAGCTTTTCGAGTAGCTGCACTCGTGGCTGAGTAAAATGCTTTTCAAGAATATTAACAGAAGTGAGCCCTCCCCTTGCCGCTGATAAAACAAACTCCTCTATCTCTCCCATATCAATATTTTCTGATAGTTGTTTTGCTTCTACTGCCGTTATCATTTAAAAATCTCTTTTAATCGTTTATTCAACTCAGGCAACGCTTCCTGTATGGAAGGGTATAAAAACGGTTTTTGTTTTATACCATACGTCATTATCTTTCTCGCTGTCGGGTAGGCCAAGGCTTCATCAATACCCTTTCTTTTCATCCACCCCAGTAACCTTGTCATAAAATCGCCGTCACCACCCTTTCCCCTGAACTGGCTTGCATACTGCTTCCACTCTGATGGAAGGCTGGAGACATAGGATTCCGCAAACTTGCGGGTTCCAAATTCAATGAACGCTGCATATTCAATAGCTGCTACTACCGTTACCTCAAGATTCCCCGGCTTTGTGCTTACACTATTAAGTAAGGCGCCTTCGTCCGATGAATTGCTGGCTACCCTTTGTTTTGCCCTCTGCTCAACATCAAAGCCAAAAGCGTTTAGCTCTCCTTTAACATCTTTTTTTACATTGCTGGCAACTTGGCTAACGTTTTTAATCGCGGCATCAAGCCCTTTTATTTCCATCCTGATTGCCATCAGTAGTATTGTATTAAAGTATGCTCACCCGGTTCATACGGCACGCTCCACTCAAACAATCCTCTCGATTTAGTGTATCGTACCTGCTTAACATCGGGAGTAAATGCCCCACTGGTGATCACTTCAAAATTTTCACCGTCTTTGAATGCCCCGTAAATGGTTTTATTCCTGATGTCCCTGTTTGTATTAGGAATTATCATTCCTGATCCATTCGCTGTAAAAGAACTTTCGCCGCCAACGCCGTAGTAATTCCAAAAAGAAACTATTCCAGCTATGCTGCTATCGTCAATCTGTTTATCGCTCCGGCTGCATCTTGCCATATATAACATTCTGCTACCTTCGCTTATAATAGACAGGCTATTTATCTTGTACCTGTAATTATCGTAATCAATAGTATCACCACTCTGCCATGTATTGCCCGTGTCGTACCTGAATGTTATTTTACTATCGTATGTCCACTCTCTTTTATCTTGAGATTGGCCCAGCAAACCGCTCCTATCCTCTACCCGTGCCCATACCTCAACACTCTTTACAAGAACTTTATTTACCCCTCCTGTCGATGTTTTTACCGTACTCCATCGCTTCAGCGTTACCCTTGATTTCATTTTTCCGATCATGATACACGGCTGTACGGTTTTAATAATCTTTTGGCCTCAATTAAATTCTCATTCGTCTTTTCATCACCCCTGTTTTCATACAGGTAAGCAAACCAATTCAGAACAGATGTTTTCAGGTTCTTTGGTAGTTCCCCGGCTGCATAACCTGCTGTATAAACAACTTCAACGTAATCCTCGTCCGGCGACTTCAGGTATTTAAACTTATTGCCTTTTATAACCGGATCAGAAAAGTCCTTCCCGTTATCGTCTTTTACACTTGTAACATCACCAATAACAGGACCATAAGGCAGATAGCAACTCCCAAGCGAATTATTTATGATAGCCGTTACTTCTTTTCTCACAAAAGAGATATTGGTATATGCCTCGCAAGCCTGCCTAGCTGTTATACCCAATTCCTCTATCAGATCATCTTCAGTATCTCCGTCAATGCGGGCAAATGCTTTTAATTCTTCAACGGTTACCGGCTCAGTTGCTCCAGTTTCGTCAAATTTAACATCAAGGATTGCGTTGTATAATGCTCCGCATGAACTCATAACTCTTTTTTTCTAGTTGGCTTTACTTCTGCCTTTTCTTTTACCAGCTTAACCTCTACTTTCTCTGTAAGCCTTCCCATTTTTATCAGGTAAGCAACATTCGCATCAGATCCCTCGTAATCATCACCGATTTTGTATTTACCAAACGCTTTCTTTACTGTTGCTTTCATAATGATTGTTTTAAAAGTAGGGGGCGTGGGAACACACCCCCGTTTCAACAACTATCAATCCTGATAAAAAAATTAATCTGTTACCAATGTACCTGCGATCGTGAAACTTACTGACCCGCCTCCGGCAGCTTTAATACGCCAATAAGTAGCCCTCTGTCCTTCCAGCTTCCATCTGTATGTTTGCGCTGTCGCTACATCAGATAATGTAAGTGCGTAGGTAGTGTCGGTAGAGTTGAACGGGCTAAACCACACAGAGCCGTCA